TTATCGATTTTGTGGATATCATTCTTCGATCGATCTATTGGGGAACTTCTCTTATTGAGCTGGGAGATATCATTTTCACAGATGATACAATCAAATTCGAGGAGGTGAAACTTGTGCCGATGACCCATGTCATTCCTGAAAAGGGCGTGATACTAAAATATGAATCGGATGATTGGCACAACGGATATGATTATCTTCATTCCGAAATGGCAAACTGGTGCATACAGGTCGGTAAGACTGATGATCTCGGGTTGCTTCTAAAACTTGCCGTACAGACGATACCGAAGAAAAATCAAATGGCTTTTTGGGATCAATTCACTGAGATATTCGGTATGCCGATCAGGATAGGTAAAACGAATGTTCAATCACCGGAAGAACGGTCGCAAGTTGAGAACATGTTAAGCAAAATGGGTCCGGCGGCTTGGGGATTATTCCCGGACGGAACGGATATCGAAATCAAAGAATCATCAAAGACCGATTCGTACAAAGTCTACGACATGCGTATAGAAAGAGCCAATTCAGAGATATCCAAAGCCATCCTGAACGAGACGATGACAATCGACAACGGATCATCAAAGTCACAGTCAGAAACACATCTTAACGTATTCGAAAACCTGATAGAGAGTGACGCGGACTATATCAAGAATATCATCAATAACGAACTCATTCCCCGAATGATCCTGCACGGATTCCCAATCGCAGGATATCTATTCGATTGGGACAAAGGAGTCTCTTATTCACCTGAACAACAAATGGCTTATGAAGAGATGATCTCTTCGCAGTACGAGGTGGATCCGGACTATTATATCAAAAAGTATAATGTACCTATCATTGGAAAAAAGGCAGCAGCATCTTCGGCTAATCTTAAGAAAGATTTTTTCGACTAAGCCCGGATTGTTACTCCGGGCTGCACAAAAGAGCTCTGATGTTGTACGGTCCACTTAATTTAGCGGATTCCGATCCGGGCTGGTGGGATGTAATAGCAGCTGCTTATTCAAAACTGATGTCTTTTATACATAAGCAGAATGATGTAACACCCGATACCATCAAGAAAAAAGTACCTCAAGAGTTTATTCAAACGATGACAGGTATATTCAACGATGCCCTCGAGGAAGGAATCAAGACCGAGGATTTGAGTGATGGTACTCGAGAGAAAATGCAAAAGAGTAATTATGTATTTTCAGGAGAGAAAACCTTTCACGAAATGAAAGAAGCCTTTGCTTTGCTTTTTGATGAAAACGGTAATCGAAAGACGTTCGAACAGTTCTCGAACGACGTTCAAACGATCAACGAGAACTATAATAAGAACTATCTTAAGACTGAATATAACTTCGCAACGAATTCGGGGTTGATGGCAGCGCGATGGGAAAGCTTCCAGGAAGGCGGTGACAAATATTTTCTTCAGTATCGAACGGCAGAGGATGAAAGAGTACGTCTTACGCACAGACCGCTCGACGAAGTGACTTTGCCGATTGACGATCCTTTTTGGGATGATTTCTTCCCTCCGAACGGATGGGGATGCCGTTGTACAGTCGTCCAAGTAAGAAAGAAAAAGTATCAACCTTCAGATACAGATTCGAGCGTGAAACTTGGGCAGGAAGCAACGTCGGGGAAAAATAAAATGTTCCGATTCAATCCTGGCAAACAAGGTTTGACATTTCCGAAACATAACGCCTATACAGTAAGCTTATGCAAAGAATGCAATTCTGATAAAATGAACCTTTATAAAGAGAAAAATGAACTGTGTTTGTTGTGCTCTAAATTGAAATGCAATGATCAATGAAAAAATATCAAAGCTGATTCAAGAATGCCTTGAGGACATCAAGGTCGAGCTTGGAGATGAATTCGACCAAAACTTCAAACGCCAGGCATTCTTTACTGAAGCTTGGGCGAAAAGGAAAATAGGGGAAGGATCCGGAAAAGGAATTCTCCAAGATACCGGAGCTTTGCGGAAATCTATTCTATCAAAAATAGATAACGGTAAAATTACATTCTATTCCGAATTGGATTATGCAGAAATTCATAATAATGGCGGATCCATCACAGTGACAAAGAAAATGAAGGGATATTTTTGGCACAAATACAAGGAATCAATGGGAAAGATCACTTACAAAAAAAATAAAGAGATTCGAAACACACAGAGAAACCGGGTACTAACATCGGAACAAGCTTTTTATAAAGGGATGGCATGTAAAAGAGTCGGAAGCCTGATTACAATTCCACAACGGAAGTTCATCGGTAAATCTCCCGAGGTTGAAAAATTAGTCCTGGATGTTGTCACCGACAAATTAGATGAGTTCTTCAAAGATAGCAGCAATTACAAGGTTGATATAAAATATACAGAAAAATGAGAAAAGAGTTATTTAATGACTTGAGTGCAAAATTGCTCTCAATCAACGAAAGCGGAAATGCGAAGACAGATAATAGTGAAGCGTCTTATTTCAAGACAATCAAATTATACAACAGACAAGTGGAATTTGTCGAGCAAGGCGAGGTATTTGATGTTCCGGCTGTGTTTATTGAGATTCAACCGATAAAGCATGCTGGCGGGACAGGAAAGGGAATACATACATTGAATGTGATACTACATGTCGTCAACTCATATACTACCGATGAGGATCGTTTGAATAACTTCGACCTGTTAGATAATCTTCCTCGTTTTATGAAGTCACAATCGTACCCCTTTATAAACACAGAATCCGACACCAATAACGATCATGAAGAACTTGTTGAAGATGTCGAATCCTACAGTATTTCTCTTTTGCGTTAAAAAAGTGAAAGTTGAGTTGTCTTCATACTTTCCATCACATCCGGAAGGGCGTTCACGTAATTGTAGAAAGTTCGCTCTCCGATGTGGTATTTAGGCCAGATGTATCTACGAAGAATCTCTCTATTCGATAAGCCCGAACGAGCATGCTGATCATAGATTTGATTAATTTCTATCACCCGTGCCTTATAAGAACATCCTCTTATTTCTCCTCGTGATATCATAGAATAACATGTTTGTATGCAAAAATAGAAAAATATTCTAAAATATACAATTAAACAAGAATTATATTCTAAAATATTAAGCATATATAAAATAAAAAGGCTGCAATGTTTATTGCAGCCCTTTATTTTTATTCTTCGATGTTTGATACTTTCTCTCTGATTGCCGCTTCCGGAATCACCATCGTTTTTCCCGAATCCGATTTGAATATATACACTGTCTTCTTTTCTAACAAAATTGCAGTTGTTTTTCCCTCCAAATTCGATTTAACGAGATACTTATTTCCTATTTTCATTTTTTCCATCAGGTTCCCATTTTATCGTTATTTTAGCTTTTATTCTCCCCTCCCCATTACATACTGGGCATATTTGAGTCTCTTCGTCCGGGAACATGGAAGTGAATTTTTTATTGCCATGGCAATATGGGCACTCAAATCCGGTTATTTCTTCGCTCTCCTTGTCGCATTGATTCAAAAATAGAGGCGGATATACCGCTATTACAGTCTTTTTTTTACTCATGATTATTCTTTTTAATGATGATAAGCGCAGCAATGATCATTGCGCTTATCACTAATTGAGGTATCATTACATTCTACAAAAAGATGGTTCGATCTTTTTCCAAACATCGCCGTCTTTCTTCTCAAACTTGAAATAAGAGACTGTATCGGTGATCACATTCGATTCGCGGAACAAGGCCATGATATCGCTATATTCTTCCGACGCGAATTTACCTTCCAGACCATACAATTTTGAAATGGATTTATAATCAAGATCACCCGACTCATTCCGTTCGATCATGGTCATTGCAAGCTCATAGATGGGGTTATTTTCACCGTTTGGTGCATTCTTGATCCATTCTTTCAGAAAGTCTGTTAACCGCTTAGCGGCGGCATCGGCACGTTCATCAAATTTCTTGATGCGTTGCGCTGCAACCGTAATACGGAAGTTGCCATTTGCAACGGTGAAACCTAACTGATCTTCGCGTTTCAACTTGCCGTATTCTTTGAGAATGTTCATGAAACTATTCGATTCTTCACGCAACCATTTGATTAACCACTCTCCTGTCTGAACATAAGGATCGAGTCTTCTTTCTACGTCGAACAGATATTGATCACGAATTCCTTCGTAAGCCTCACGTGCTTCTATTGACCTATTTTTACGCTTTGCTTGCAGCTCTTGATATAATCTATCT